ACTTCTTGGACCGATAAGAATGGTCTCCACCTACATAAGGACTTAATGCAAGTCATGTGGCGTAAAAAGACCAGCTTTGAGTCCAAAAGCCGCAAAGTCTATATTATTTTTGATTATGACGGCGCCAAGGAAGAAGGCGAGCCTAACGAACAGGTTGCATTAGCTGAAACAAAGTTGGCCATCACGTTAAGAGGCTTAGGCGCTGAGGTACACTTATGCAGAGTTGGGCGGTTTAGCTCTGGCGTTGGCAAAAAGTACGCAATCGATGATCATCTCATGGCTGGTGGAAGTCTTGGTGAGGTACTTACCACAACCAGCATCGTCATGAACGGTGTAGACACGCTTGATGTAAAGCTTCATGAGTTCTCTACACGTTACGCGTTATATAACGGCGATGTGATTCGTTTAGGCGATGGCCATATCATGAACTTTCAAAAAGCTAAGATTGACAGCGCACAGCATATCTTTATACAAACAAATACTGTCCCAGGCAGAAATGGCGGACCGCCTAAGGTGATCAGCAAAGAAGTCCCCATGCTTGAAGAGTACAAAAAATGGCCACGCCGCTGTGATATTCGCAAAGTTGGTGTATTTCCACAATACCAAGGTATCCGCATCACACCTGACGGCTGCTACAACTACCTCAACGCTTGGTCATATGAACCTACTACCGGTAGTCCACAACTATACCTAGACTTTTGTGCGTACTTCTTCCGCGATGAGCCTGACTTTGCTGAGTACTGGCATGACTGGGTAGCTAACATTATCCAATACCCTAGTCGGCGTAACTACACGACTCCACAATTTGCATCAGCCAAGGAAGGTATTGGTAAATCTGCAATCGCTGAGTTTATCGCTGAGATGATGGGCACAGGTGAAAACAGTCCCGCTGCTATCGTAGGACCAGATGAGCTCTTTGGAAGCTTTAACGGCATGCTGAAGAACAAACTGTTTGTGGTTGTGAATGAACCATCATCCGACCGAGACGATCACTCTGCCAAGCTCAAAAACTACATCACGTCCAACGAGATCGCCATCAATAATAAGTACGGCGCGCAATATAGTGTCACAAACTACCTCAATTTTGTCTTTACTACTAATAAGCCTTACGTTACTCATATGGGAAATACTGCGAGGCGAGAAGCTATTTACAGTCCAGTCACGTTAACTAATACTGAGACGCATCCTAAGGTTTCTGAACTCATGAAGTGGGCTCGTGCTGGTGGCTTTGGTGATGTACTTAACTGGTATTATGAAAGAGACATCTCCAATTTTGACGCTCGCAAAGCTGCTCCGCTGACCAAGTCTCGTGATAAAGCAATTCAATTGAGCAAGACTCCATTAGAAAGCTTTGCCAACGAGTTACGTGAATGGGTGGTCGATCAGCTTGAAGGCGTGGCAGCTTTCACGACTCAACAGCTCGATATCTTAAGCGAATCGTGGGGAAATGGCAACAAAGTGAATCAACAATATTTACGCAAAGCGATGAGCGCATGTGGCGAAATCGAGCTAAATAAGGCGATAAAGATTGAAGGGAAGACTGTTCGACACACAATTTTTCAGGTTACAGCGGATGTAACCAAAATGCCTGAAAAGAGTGAAATCACGAGTTACGCTGAGGTTGCAAGAAAAACTGCTGAAGCGATATCACGAGAGGTGGTGCAACAAACGACTTTTTAGTGTAACCTTGTAACCTTTGTGTAACCTACGAGGGCCTTTTATTTATTGTAAGGTTACAAGGTTACAGTAGGTTACAGTAATAATATAATATATATAATAATAGATAAATATATATAAATATACACATTTCCTATATAGTTTTCGACGTGTGTAACCTGTGTAACCTGTGTAACCTGTCCATTTTTGCAAAAAATCTACACATTTTTTAACTTTTGAGATACAATCATTTTATGACGACAAAAACACCATCAAAGAACGGAAAGTTCTTAGGACGTCCAAGTAAGTACGACTCCGCTTATTGCGACCAAGTGATTGAGCTTGGCAAGCTCGGCAAATCACGTTGGGCGATCGCTTCGATACTGGGTATCACGCCTAGCAATCTCGCCGACTGGGAACAAGTTCATGACGATTTTCGCGGCGCCTTGCAAATTGCGAGACAAGATGCGCTTGCATACTGGGAGCTTTTGGCTGAGAATCACCTGATTGAGACACCTGGTGCGCCCAAGCTAAACACAGGACTCTGGTCTCGCTCGATGGCTGCGCGGTTCCCCAACGAATATCGTGAGAACTCCAAAGTTGAAGTGTCAGGCAACAACGGCGGTGCGATTCAGGTCGACGTAATTCACGACTTCGCACAAGAGCTGATGTCAGATCTCCTCGCTGCAAGGCAAGCGGATGCTGAGTCAAGCGACAAGTGAGCGCTTAACCAAGCGCATTCAGTCTGGCCCCGATCTCAACAAAGCTACGCCAGAGTGGCGTGGTGCACTTAAAGCTCGAACCAAATGGTTGTCTATTGCCAATGACCATCAAATCACGCCAAGTGGTGACTGGTGGTCGATCTGGTTGCTCTTGGCCGGTCGAGGAGCCGGTAAGACACGCTGCGCTGCTGAGTGGGTATGGTGGGAGGCTTGGACTCAACCTAACACGCGTTGGCTAGTCTCCGCGCCCACAAGTGGCGACGTGCGTGATGTCTGCTTTGAAGGAGAGTCTGGACTTCTGAATGTGGTGCCCAACATTCTCATCAAGGACTACATCAAGTCGCTACACGAGATCAAACTCGTGAATGGGAGCATGATCAAAGGGATCGCAGCTTCTGAGCCTGATCGCTTCCGAGGTCCGCAGTTTCATGGTGGCTGGCTTGACGAGCTCGCAGCCTGGGACTACCTTGACGATGCTTGGGACATGCTGCAATTCGGCATGCGACTTGGCCAACACCCAAAGCTGATTTGCACTACGACTCCTAAGCCTAAGCCCTTGATAGTGGATCTCGTAAATCGCGATGGCGACGATGTATGTTACACCACAGCAACCACGTTCGACAACATCAAGAACCTTGCTCCTAACTTCCAGAAGCAGATCCTGCAATACGAGGGTACGAAGATAGGGCGCCAAGAGATCTACGCAGAAATCATTGACCCCGAAGAGTCTGGTATCGTGAAGCGCGACTGGTTCAAGCTTTGGCCTCATGAGAAGCCGCTACCTAAGTTTCAATTCGTGGTTCAAAGCTATGACTGCGCCACATCTGACAAGACTAAGAACGACCCGACTGCTTGCGTTGTGTTCGGCATCTTCAAGCCTAGCGATGATAAGCCTCTGTCAGCCATGGTCATTGATTGTTGGGAAGAGCACCTGCAATACCCTGACCTGCGACCTCGTGTTGTGGAAGAAGCTACGTCAATCTACGGCGACGACAATGAGTTCGGGAACGGGAAGAAAGTCGACATGATCTTAATCGAGGATAAGAGCGCCGGTATCTCCCTTATCCAAGACTTACAACGCGCTGGCCTGAACGTGAGAGCGTATAACCCGGGCATGGCAGACAAGACTCAACGCCTCAACTTGGTTGCACCTATCATTCAACGCGGCTTGATCTACGTGCCTGAGTCCAGTGTGCGTGAAGGCGCAGCACGAGATTGGGTAGAGCCTCTCATCAGCCAGCTATGCGCCTTCCCCGAGGTACGACATGACGACTTGGTGGATGCTACCACACAAGCACTACGTTTATTACGCGATCAAGGTTTCCTTGTGCTCGATTATGTGTATAATGATTCTGATATTTACGTAGATGACACTCAACCGCGGAGAGTCAACCCATATGCCGTATGACGATATTGACCCAACTGATCTAGCTAGAATGCAAGCAGCAGTTGACTTCAATCGTTACGACGACGGCGCAAGCCAACTACAACGCAGTCCTTTTATGCAGCAGGTCGGGCTCTTTGGTAAAGCAAAGCCTAAGCCTGTTGTAACTCCGAATCTATCACGACGCACGATGGGCCTAAACATTCCTACGCAGATGCCCGATCAATTGCCTGCCGTGATAGACCCTTTGGCAAAGCTTCCACCCGGAGGCCCTATTGCCGTGCAGCCATCTGCATTGCCCCAAGCGCCTGCACCTGCACAGCCCGTTGTAGAGCCTGTTAACCCATTAACCGCGCTTGCTAAGATGCCTATGTCAAGGCGTAAGTTCATGGAGATACCTGCCAATGCTGCAGTGTCGCACATAGGTAAGCAAATCATGGGGCCCATTACTCCTACATCTGCATCTACACCTTCTCCTGTAGAAGCGGTTGTACCTAAGTTTTCAAGCAACGACATTGCGAATAAGACAGGTGAATACGTTGCAAGCGTTATGGCTAATCCTAAGTTTGCAACTGCGTACCATGATTTACTACAAAATTCTGGTCTTGTCGACGAAGAAGACATGGCGCGTTATACAGAGTTCTTAGAAAATAAGCAACCTAATGCAATGTATCAAGACTTTGGGCAATTTGACGACCTTCCTGAAGAATCACTTGCCGGCTTTGCAGAGCAATTTAGCCTTAATCACCTTGCAAAAGAAACAGGCATACCCATAAAAGAGTTTGAAAAGCGAGGCTTTACAGACGCTGACCTACATGAGCTTTTATCAAGCATTGGGCAAATGCATAACTATCAAGAAAGTATCATCGAAGACGGGCGCGCCAAAGAAGCTGTGCGCAGTACTGTTATAGAAGATCTTAACTACAAAAAAGCTGTGAAATCTGCAATTAAAGAGTTAGGTAAAGACGCAGACTACGAAGAGCTTATTGACTTGGCTAATGAGAAACTACAAAGCGAATACTTTGCAAAAACAAAAAGCTCGCAAGGCTCTACATTCTTTGACAAAGTATATGGCGCCGGACTTATGAAGTATAGCATGCCACAACTTAAAGAAGTCTACAACCAGGCATTTGATGAATGGATCTTGCCTGAGATTGAAGGGCAACTCAACGATATATTGGACACTGACTAATGGCGCTAGTTTACGACCAGCTTGGTAACGTAATTGGTGATGATGGCACACCTGATATTCCTACACGGCCTGATGTTGACGCCATGAAGTTTGAGCTGGCAAAGAAAAGTATACAACCACAAATGTCCATCAGTGAGATGGGTTCTAACTTTCTTGGCAACTTAAAAGACTACGAGCAAAGACTTGGGCTCACAAACCTAAAGAAACTCGTAAGCCAGATTCCTGCAGTCAAGGCTGTACAGCCCATTGCTGAGGTGCCTATATCGTTGGCATCAAGCGTGCCTGCTGCGTTTGCATATGGGTATGTGCCACCTGGCTCGCCTCGTAAAGCATATGATGAAGCGCAAGCTCGATCTGCAGCGTTGCAATACCAGTCAGACAACCCTTACACAAACCAGATGCTTGAAGATGCAAGCGAAGCGTTTAAAGGTTTACCACCTTACATTGGAACGATGGGCGCAGCGCGGCTTCGACCGTCTGATGTGCAAGTCCTAGGTAAGCAAGCTATTGAAACCGGTCGTGAAATAAGTAGTATCCCAGCAGACTTCCGCATGGCGCAACAAGGCTTAAAGCGTATGACTGATGAAGGCAAGCCTACGTACGGCGCGTCTATTCAACAAATGGCTGATGAGTTAGGTGACTATGCACAACGGCAAAGAGAGCGTGGCAAGCCAACTGTCTCAATTTTAGGCGCTCAGAATCTGATGCCTGAAACAAAGCTAAACGCTGTGCGTAACGTAAATGAAGGCCAGTTGCTACGCCCTGTTGATACAGAATCACGTACATTAGCAAATGCAACAGAAGGTGATACTACACGGTCAATGCCTGGGATTGCAAAAGTTCTCAGTAAATTAGAAACGGTTAACCTTGATAACCCTACTGCAATAATAGAAGCGTATTCAGGCATTCTTGCGCCTGCTGTAATGGGTGCGTACAATGATTACGTACGAAAAAAAGTATCTGAAATGTACCCGTACATTGATGACGTAACCGGCGCGTATAGAGCATATAATATGGGTATAAGCCCAGAGCGTCAAGCACAAAATCGAGTAAAATGGCTTGACGAGTTTACACAAACACCTGAAGCTCAGGCGCTTGCTGCGTCTGAAAATTCTCAGCTGCCTACGCTTGCAGAATTTACCGATCGAGTAAAAGCGGCTGAAAGCTTTAAAGCAGGTCCGTTTACACAGCAAATTGCAAAGTACGCAGGCACAGCAGAAGATCCGCTTTTACAAGCAGCACGACAGGGGGTTACAGTCTACTCGCCTAATAATTTGCTAACAGAAAGCGTAATGGGTGATGCAAATGTTGCAGCAAAAGCTCGTGCAAGTGCAGTTTCACCACAATACCCGCAAGGTCGAGAGCCTTCAGGCGAATACGCAAAAGAGTTAGCTGACTCAAACGCAGAAATTGTAAAATTAAAAGCTAAAGTTGATGAGATTACGCAAAGGCGCATGGCTACTGCACCAGACTCAGAAGCTAACAGAGTAACAACAAATCTTCGTAATGATGCAATTACTGCGTTGGAACGTGAGCAAGAGAACAATCAAAACATTCGAGTTGCAAGAGCATACGAGATAGCGTCTGATTTAAGCGTTAAGAAAAGCGCAGCTTCAAATTTTGCGTCTACAATTGACCCAAGATATCGACAATTCTTTCCGCAATTGCAAGATACAAGAACCCCTTCCAATGCGCCTATGTTTGACATTGATCGTGTTCGCTTTGAGCTTACAGGTTTACCAGTCTTAGGGCAACAATACATTAACGCAATCATGAGAGGCGAGATTCCGCCAAATCAAGTTAACAACATGTCTTTGGCTAAGTTTCTTAAGAAATCTGTTGAGCCGCGTATTGCGCAAGAAAAAGCAGATAGGCGTAATAGCACTGTAAGACTTGAGACGCTTGATAATGCTTTGCCTAATACTGTAAATACAATACCTAATGATCTACGCTTTGGCAATGTAGGTGTTATTGAAGTTACTAAAGACATGCCCAGAATAGAAAGATTGCGTAACTTTTCACTTGCTACTGAGTTTCTTGATGTTTGCACAGGCGAAGATGGCAGTGGCGGAAATGCAAAGCTACATTTTCTTACAGGCAAGCCACGTAGGTACACTCCAATACTTGACTATATAACAGGCGAGACGTTTCAAGGTTCTACAGGCGTTGAGCGACGAAACTATAGCAGTAATGTGCAAAGCGGCGATGAGATTTCTGATATACATGACTTAAATACAGGGCATGTAGTTGCACAAATTGAGTTTAATAAAATAGGCTCAACAACTGCTTCTACACCAAGGTATAACATAAATTACGTATCGGGCTATCACAATGAGGCAATTAAGCCTGAATACCAAGCAGCAATTAAAGATTACTTAAACTCACGCGCTTTTGAGATTATAAGTGCAGGTCCGCACTTAACAGATAACATATCGTTATACGACGCAAAGCGCAGATCTGATATAACAGCAGCACTAGACAAAATTGGTAAGCCACGCGACGCAATTCCTAATAGCGTAATACAAAGTGAGCTGCCTCGCTTCTTTACAAAAGAAGACATTAAAGCATTAATACCTACACAAGTAGCTGCTATTAGTTACCAAGGCGATTTAGAAAGCTTACGTCTGCAAAAAAATGAGTTGCAAGATCGTATAAACAATGGGTACTACGCCGATGCTGACGAGATTGATACTGCGCAGCAACAAGTTGATGAGTTTAATAGAGAGATAGAACGCGTTGAGCGGCAGATTGCTGAGCAAGGTGAGCAACGCCCTCGTAGATTGCCTGACATATTTGCGCCTAATATTACGCCACAGATTGGGCAAGTGCTTCGTGACTTAGTTGAAAGTGAGCGTAATATATTAGTAAGCAATATAGTATTGGATAATCCTACAAATACAGGATTTGCAAGAGATTTTTTTCGAGATCTTCTTACAGAAGTACTAGAAACTAACCCTGTTGCAGAGCGCCCATTTGACTTCATTTCTGAGTTAAACACGCTTTTAGCAAATCAAGCAAATGAACGCCCTGCTATTCGACAGTTACATGCTTTGGCACGAATGGTAGAAGAAAGATTAAACGACTTTGGTATTCAGAATGAGGCGTTTGACCCTAACGCTTGGGAAGCTGAGCCTGAACAGCGTATGCCTGTTGCGCAACAACCTGCGCCTGATCCAGCCATGGCTGCGTTTATGGAAGACCAATTACAAAATGCACTAAGCACATTAGAAGCAGACGACCCTGAAGTTAGGCAATTGTTAACAGAAACTTTTAATAGACTATATTGGGGCGCAGCAGAAGATGCTAACCCTTATTTACGCCCTCGTGAATTTATAGATGCTTTGCATGCGCATTGGAGAGATGATATTGTTGAGATGCCTGATGTTACTCGTGCAATATTTGCACTTAGACAAAACGTTGAAGACAGATTAGCACAACAACCCCCTGCAGCGCCTGCACAAATTGAGTATGACTTTATTGTAGACAACATTATAGATAATGAAAGGCCTCGCACTCAAGTTCGTGACGCGTATGAAGGGGCCATGGGCAACTTAGTTAATTTATATGGGGATGACCCACAAGCATTACTTGGCAACTTACGCGATTACGTTGAAGAAGTTGCGCCCCTACAAGACGATGTTATAGACAGGGACACGCTTAGAGCATACGGGCTACGCACAAACGCACAAGCACAACAACTTGCAGATTTGTTTATTGCAACTGCTACACGCATAGAGCGTGAAATGGGTAGACAACGTGAAGCTTTCCCAGGTCAGTTAATACCTGCTGAAGAGCAAGTACCTGACGAAGTACGCGCTGACATGCTAGACCAAGAGATTGAAGGCATGGCTGAAGACATTATGGATGCGCTTGATGATCAGTATGACTTTAATAACGTTGAACCTGCTACAGTTCGCTCCCTTATACAAAGTTTAGAAGAAGGTAACATTGAAGATGTTTTAGGTATGGCAACACCGGACTTTGAAATTGATGGCGAAATACCGCCTGCTTTAGTACGATCATTAGTCGCAAGATTGCGCAATACTCTTCAAGGAATAGAAGATAATGCTGCTATAATGAACGAAGACGAAGGCGATCGCCCTTACGCAACGCCTAATGAAGCGTTTGTAACTTTTGTTAATGCTAATGACCAGTTTGAAGGGCCTGATGGCTACGAAACATTGCAAACGCTTTTACAGTTTATACAACGCCCAAATTTACGTGAAAATCTTCATCTACAAAACTTTACGCCTGAGCAAATTCAAGAGCTTGACGAGTTGTTGCGTAACTACGCCCGTCAACTAAATAGACCGCCGGGTCGTAAAGATGGCGGCGTAGTTCGTATGGCTGAAGGTGGTGGCGTAAGTAGTCTACACCCTTTAGTTCAAGCAGCTGTTGCAAGAGGGGACATCCCCGCTAACCAAGCGCGATATTACCATGATATGTACACGACAAAAGGTAGCACACAGGATGAGTCAGCAATTAGAGGCATGTCAGAAAAAGAATACAACTACTATTCCAAGTTGCTCAAAGATAAGCAATTGCAAAAGAACTTTTACGGTGGGGAAATACCTGAGCGTCGCCCACCGCCTCCTTCAAGCCCGGCAAATCTAGACTTAAGCCGCGAGCAACTAAGAGCGCTTTCCTATAAAGAGTTTGGCGCACCACGCTCGCCATTTAAGTTAGGCGCCAGCGATAATGCTAATGTGTACCCAGGCGCAAGCGATGCTAAGTACTATGATGAGCTAAAACAAGCAGCAGCCAAAGATCCAAGCTACCAGCCTTACCAAGATGAGCTTACAAAACTCTTACAACAAAACCCAAATCTGCTACAACTTGAAAAAGCTTTTGCTAAAGGTGGCGTAGTTCGTATGGCTGAAGGTGGAATAGTTGATGACTTTATCAAAGGCTTCCCTATGGGGTCTAGGTTTGTGCCAAAGCAAGTAGCAACGCCGCTTCCTCCACCTCCCGTTGCTAAGCCTACAATTGATAATTTTGAGCATGCTTTAGACTTTGTACTGCCTAGAGAAGGCGGGTACAATAAAGTGAAGGGTGATCGTGGCGGAGCTACAAATTACGGAATTACGCATAACGTGTATTCTACCTTCCGTGGGCAGCCTGTTACAGAAGATGCAATTCGCGATATGCCTATCGAGCATGCTAGAGAAATCTATAAGAAAAACTATTGGGATGCCATTGGAGCCGATAAGCTGGATACAAAATCTGCAGTTGTGGCGTTTGACGCTGCAGTCAATCAAGGCCCATCGTTTGCCAAGTCTCTCATAGCAAAAACAGATGGTGATGTAAAACAGATGTTAGATATCAGAGAACAGCGATATAATGATCTAGTAAAGAAGAACCCTAGTAAAAAGAAATTCAAAGCTGGGTGGGATAATCGCATGACTGACTTAAGAAACTACGCAATGGAAGATTATCACGCTGATGGAGGTAAAATATCAATTGATGATATGAAATTAGCGCTCACGAGGAAGAAATAATGCCTGAAATGCCAATACCGCAAGACTATAACCGCTTTATTAATGGCGACGATAACAATGGCTTGCTTGATGATAACATGGACGATGAGTCTATTAATGCAATACTAAGTCAAGATGAATCAGATGTAGAAGAACTACCTGACGGGTCAGCAATTGTTAAGCTTGAAGATCTTAAAGGTCCAGATGACAATCCGGACTTTTATCAAAACTTAGCTGATTCTATCGATAGCTATGAACTTAGCTCAGTTGCGCTAAAGTATCTTGATCTGATTGAGAAAGATAAAGAAGCTCGAGAAGATCGTGATAAGCAATATGAAGAAGGTATTCGTAGAACAGGCTTAGGGCATGACGCTCCCGGTGGAGCTCAGTTTATGGGTGCTTCTAAAGTAGTCCACCCAATTATGGCTGAGTCCTGTGTAGACTTTGCAGCTCGTGCAATTAAAGAGCTATTCCCTGCTGACGGACCTGTTAAGACTAAGATCATTGGCGAGGTAACTGAAGAGAAAACTGCCAGAGCTGAGCGTAAACGCGACTACATGAACTGGCAGCTAACTGAGCAGATTGAAGAGTATCGTGATGAGCAAGAGCAAATGCTCACACAATTACCACTTGGCGGCTCACAGTACATGAAGATGTGGTGGGATGAACAGAAACGTCGCCCATGCGCAGAGTTTGTGCCTATTGATAATATCTATCTTCCATTCGCGGCTGTTAACTTCTACACTGCAATGCGAGTTACTGAGGTACAAGATATTACACAAGAGCAATTTGAGCTTCGTGTGTCAAGTGGCTTGTACATCGACTTAGGTATTTACCGTTCGTCTGAAGAGCCTAAAGAAAGTAAAGCACAAAAAGCTAATGACAAGGTAGAAGGTAGAAAAGATAGTGGCGAGAACATTGACGGCATCCGTCGTGTGTTCCATATTCAAACATGGCTTGAGCTAGAAGAAGACAATATCACTAAAGGCGAGCGTGCGCCGTATATCCTCATGATTGATGAGAATGAAAGCGCTGTTGTAGGTTTATATAGGAACTGGGAAGATGGTGATGAGACGTATACAAAGCTGGATTGGATCATCGAGTTTAAATTCATTCCTTGGCGCGGTGCATATGCTATTGGTCTGCCTCATCTTATTGGCGGTCTCAGTGCTGCTCTCACTGGTTCACTTAGGGCTTTACTCGATTCAGCGCATATCAACAACGCGCCTACGATGCTTAAGCTCAAAGGGGCTAAGATTTCTGGACAAAGTACGGTTATTGAGCCTACGCAAGTTGCTGAAATAGAAGGCGCACCTGGTGTAGATGATGTACGTAAGATTGCAATGCCTGTGCCATTTAATCCGCCAAGCCAAGTATTATTTGAGTTAATGGGCTGGTTGACTGACCAAGCTAAAGGCGTTGTTACTACTTCTGAAGAGAAGATTGCTGATGTAACAAGTAATTCCCCTGTAGGCACTACGCAAGCTCTGATTGAACAAGGCGCTGCAGTCTTTAGTTCCATTCATTCTCGACTCCATGATTCACAGCGACGTGTTTTCAAGGTTCTAGGAAGGTTGAATCGCTGGTATTTAGATGACCAACGTAAAACAGAAGTTGTAGAAGATCTACAAGTTACGCCCGAAGACTTTATTACTAACTCTGATATTATTCCAGTATCTGATCCACATATCTTTGCTGAGTCGCAACGCTACGCGCAGATTCAAACACTTGCATCGCGAGCTGAAAAGAATCCTGATTTGTATAACCGCCTTGCGGTTGAGAAACGAATCTTAAAGCAGATTAAGTTACCTGATATTAATGAAGTATTACCGGACCCACAAGATGTGAAAGACATGAACCCAGCTCTTGAGAATGTGTCGATGACACTTGGCAAACCAGTTGGCGCGTTCCCTGCGCAAGATCATTTGGCTCACTTTATTAGCCATATACAATTTGCGCAAGATCCGATCTTTGGTGGCAACCCTATCATAGCACCGGCGTTTATACCAGCATGTTTAGAGCATTTAAAGCAGCACTTAACTTTATGGTACTTAGGCCAAGCTGATCGCTACACTAGTGAAGCACTAGGTAAGCCTTACAACATTCTAAAAATACAACCTACAATGCGCGAAGCTCAGAAGTTGCTAGCGGTATCATTGCAGCACGTGCATATGGATAGTAAAGAAGTATTAAGTGAAGTTGGTAAGACTATTGCGCAGATGCTTGACATGATGAAGAAAATGCAGCAAGATCATCAGCAAGTCGATCCAAGTATTAAGATGCAAATTGATGCATTGACACAGACACAAATGGCGGAGACACAACGTAAGGCTGCTAAAGATCAAGCTGACACGCAATATAAGATGCAGGATATGCAAATTATGAATCAAGAGAAACAAGATAAGATTGTTTCAGATCAGCAAATTAAAGCAGCAGAAATTACACATGATATTAACACCATGACTTTAGAGAGACAGTTTGCAGCAGAAGAGCAACAAGCGCAACATGAGCGTCAGATGCAAATGCAGATGCAACAACAGCAAGCAGCACAGCAACAAGCACAGGCGGCGCAACAACCGCCTCAGCAACCACCACAACCACCACAAGGAGCAGGAAATGTCTGAAGCAATTAGTGCCCACAAAAAAATGGCAATGGGAATGACAGAGGGCAATGTCATGAAAAAAGGCGGTAAAGTAGCTAAGTACGCAAAAGGCGGCTCAGTTAAAAAGCCGGCTGACGTAATGTGGAACGAGCCTAAGGGCGCGGAACGCAATAAGATTGGTGCAGTACCAGAGTCAAAAGCTCAAACGCTGATTAACAACAGCAGTCAAAAGCTGCCGTTTGTTAAGCCAACTGGCAAAATTGCCACGTTGAAGAAAGGTGGTATGGCTGCAAAGAAACCCGGTCTAATGATTGTTGTATCTATGGGTAAGAAACCTGCAGCTAGAGGGCGTTAATGCAAATTAGTGCTCTCATTACACTGATTAAACACCGTCGGCAAGAAATTGCTGAAGGTTTGGTAAATGGAAATTGTGTTAATTTTGAAACTTACCAGCGTTTAGTTGGTCAATCACTAGGCTTGGCAGAAGCTTTGCAGATGATTAATAACCTACTTGATGAGGAAAGAAAAGATGTCAAATGATATCGAACAGACGCTTGAAGAAGCGTTTCCAGTGTTGGACCCTTTAATGGCGCCGTATGGTGCGAGAGTTCTTGTACAATTAAGAGCTGTTAAAGAAAGAGTGACGAGTGCAGGTATAGTACTGCCTGAAGAGACAAAGGAAACCGAGAAATGGAACACAATGATTGGTAAAGTCATTGCCATCGGGCCTTTAGCTTTTAGAAAAAGAGATACTATGGAAGCTTGGCCTGAAGGGGCATGGGCATCTGTAGGTGATTTTGTACGAGTACCTAAGTGGGGTGGCGATCGATGGGAAATTGACTTTGAAGATAACGGTTTAAAAGGTAAAGCGCTGTTTACTTTCTTTAATGACCATGAACTCATTGGCAAAGTTACCGGTGATCCTCGCTCAATTAAAGCGTTTATTTAAGTTTTGAAAGGAAAACTGTATGAACTCAACTGAAAAGATGGAAATGCAGGTTGACGAAGCCAAAGATGGTGGTGCTATTGTCAATCTACCGCCCGATATACCTACACCTGATGAAAATTTAGTGGTAGAAGGCGGTTCTGATGCCCTCGATGATGAGGGGATGGGTAGTAACCCACAACAAAGTGCTCAAAATGACGGTTTGGAGGACGATCCTGACCGCGAAGCCATTCGAGCTGCTCGTAGAGAAGAACGAAGGCTAAAAAAGCAGCTTTATCGTGAAAAGACAAAAGAGTCAAGTCACTTAATCAGTGCACTGAAGAAACAAAATCAAGACTTGGCAGAAAGATTGTCAATTATTGAACGTAAAACTTCAGGCGCAGAGTGGGCTCGTGTCGATAAGGCAATTGAAGACGCAGGCGTGCAAGTAGAATACGCTAAAATGAAGATGAAGGAGTCTGTTTCACATCAAGATGGCGATGGAGTTACTCGTGCACAGGAAATGTGGTATGAAGCTCAACGCAAGCTTGAATCTCTTCAAAATATGAAGCAACAAGCTACCAAGCAGGGCGCTCAGCAAAAGCAGAACATTCAAGTACCTGATCCTAGTGTACAACGCCTAGCGGCAGATTGGATGGAACGTAATAACTGGTATGACCCGCACGGTAAAAATGAAGAATCTCAGATTGCTCAAGTTATTGACAAAAAGCTAACAGAAGAAGGTTTCGACCCATCATCTGAAGACTATTGGGAAGAACTTGATGATCGATTGCATAAATATATACCACATCAGCAAAATCGTGGTTATAATAATTCAAGTGTTAGAAATCAGAAACCGAGGTCTGTTGTGACAAGTTCAGGACGTGAATCGATGGGAACAACTAAATCTAATGAATTTAGATTAAGCCCTGACCGCGTCGCTGCAATGAAAGAAGCCGGGCTGTGGGATAAGCCCGACCTACGACAAAATGCCATTCGCAAATATGCCGAGTGGGACCGCCAAAACAAGACTAGGAGTTAATGATGGACGACAGATTAAAGAAAAACATAAGAGCAGGCCGCGAAAATCGTAGTGCAGACGATTTGTCCAGACGTGCGCCTGAAGAAAAATTCGTATCTTCCGAGGAACGCCGTAGAGCATTCCGTTCGGAGTGGCTCCAAGAGGCACTTCCGACCCCGCCTGAGATTCCGGGCTTTCACTTATGCTGGTTATCTTCAACAAGCCAGTACGACCCCATTCACAAACGTATGCGTCTAGGTTATGTAGCCGTTAAAGCCGATGAAATTCCCGGCTTTGAGCACTTAAAAGTTAAGTCCGGCGAGCATGAAGGCTTTGTAGCTGTGAATGAGATGCTTCTTTTTAAGCTTCCAATGGACGTTTATCAGGACATAATGGCAGAAATGCACCATTATGCGCCGTTAGACGAACAAGAGAAGATCTTAGTGCAACAAGAACAACTTCTTGGTGCTAAAGATAGCAACGGCCGTGCTTTAGTGCAGATCGAAGGTGAAGGCATGAAATTTGACCAAACTAGAGACGAACCTGTTTTCAGGTAGTCTAACATAAGGAGTTTTATATGTCTTCTACAAATGCTCCGTTTGGTTTGCGCCCTTCCTTCCACCCATCTGGGTTGGATCGTGCGGTGGCACTCCCTAACGGTATTACTTCGGCTTATGCTTCAAATATTCTTAAAGGTCAACCTGTCGCGTTAAACTCATCTGGTGCAATTATTATTGCAACTGCAGGCAGTGCTTATCAAGGCGCTTTTGCAGGTGTTGAGTTTACTGACACAACAGGTCGACGCAGAGTATCGAACTATTGGCCTGCTTCAACAACAGGTACAGATATTGTTGCTTACTATTACTCTGATCCTAATATCGTTTATGATATTCAGGCTGACGGTTCTTTAGCGCAAACATCCATCGGTGACCAAGCCAACTTTACAAATATCGCTGCCGGTTCTACAACGACTGGTTTATCAGCATGCACGATCTCAACTTCTTTAGTCGGATCAAGTGCTGTTGGTGATATGCGTATTATTGGTTTATATCCGGGTGTTGACAATGCTTGGGGTGACGCTTACACAGTTGTGCAAGTACAAATCTCACGTAGTCAGTACGTCGCAACTATTAACGCCATTTAAGGAGGGATAGACTATGGCAGCCCCAATGAGAAGTACGGACTTCCGCTCGATTGTAGAGCCGATCCTTAATGAAGCGTTTGACGGAGTATATGACCAACGTTCAGACGAATGGTCTACAGTATTCCGTGAACAAACTGGTATTCCACGTAATTACCACGAAGAGCCTGTATTATACGGTTTTGGTGCTGCTCCTCAGCTACCTGACGGCACGCCTGTAACGTATCAACAGGGTGGTGTGTTATTCTTGCAACGTTATGTATATAACGTTTACGGTTTGGCATTTGCTTTAACTAAAGTTTTAGTTGAAGACGGTGACCATATTCGTATCGGCCAAGTATATGCTAAGCACTTAGCACAATCTTTAGTAGAAACTAAAGAATTGTTATGCGCTAACATATTAAACCGCGCATTTAATAGCTCATACACTGGTGGCGACGGCGTATCTTTAATTAACACAGCTCACCCAATTGTGAGTGGCACATTTAGCAACCAGTTAGCAACTGCTGCAAATTTATCACAAACATCACTTGAGCAAATGTTAATTCAAGTTCGCCAAGCTGTTGACAACAACGGTAAGAAAATCCGTCTACAGCCAATTAAATTGGTTGTTGCACCGGGTAATGTATTCCAAGCAGAAGTTCTGTTGAAATCTGTACTACGTGCTGGAACAGCAAACAATGACATCAACCCGGTTAAGTCAATCGGGTTGTTGCCAGAAGGCGCTTCAGTAATTAGTCGTTTAACATCAGCAACTAACTGGTGGGTACAAACTGATGCGCCTGAAGGTATGAAACTTCTAATGCGTCGTGCTTTAGAGAAGACTATGGAAGGCGATTTTGAAACCGATAGCATGCGCTATAAGGCAACAGAACGTTATATTCCAGGTTGGACTGATCCACGTGCAATGTTTGGTACACCAGGCGTTTAATTTGTAAAGGTTATTTGGGGGAACCTTAATCCCCCATTTATTTGTCTATGCTTTTCAAGGAGAAAGACACATGCCTCAATTTTCAGATGATCTATTTTTAGGCCCTGCGCAAACTTATATTGGCACGGGTATTCGCAATTACAGCACTACGTTCACAGGCTCAATGTCTGGAACAACATTAACAGTTACTGCACTAGGCTTTGGCGCACCAATCGTTGTTGGTATGTACGTCGATGGCACAAGTGTTACTGACGGAACTTACATTACCGCATTTGGTACTGGTTCTGGTGGTACAGGAACTTACACAATTAATCAATCAGTTACAGCTTCTAGTACGTCAATGACAGCGCATAGCAACATTGCGTTTGATAACCCATCACCAATGGATTTAGGTATTGGGCCACTTGGTCGTATTTACGTATGGGACGTAGTTCCACAAGCTGCTGTAACCAATAACATTGCAGCATCACAAACAGCTGCTGCTGCAGGGGCGGTCACACTTACTGCAGGTACTTCAGTAAAATCTGTTGTAACGCCATATGGTACAGTTCTTCAATTAGACATGCCTCGCGCTGTTAAAGTGAATTGCGCAACAACAGCTCGTGCATTCACAGTTACAGGCTACGACTACTACGGCCAGCCAATGAGTGAAACAATTACTGTGGCTGTTGCGGGTACTGCAGTAACAGGTAAAAAAGCATTCTTTCAAATCTCTAGCGCAACAATTGCTGGCTCAGCAACTGCTGTTGTGATTGGTACAAGTGATAAGTTAGGTTTACCAGTTCGAGTATTTAACGTTGCTTACGTTGCAAGTGTTAAGAGTAACGACACATTGGCACAAGATGCAGGTACGTTTGTAGCTGCAGATACCGCAACCGCTAGTACTACCACAGGCGATGTTCGAGGTACTTATGCTCCTGCTACTGCATCTGACGGACTTGTTAGAACAGTAATGGGAATACTATTACCCGGCATTGCAGTTGGTCCAAATGCAACTCGTGTTGGCGCATTGGGCGTTAACCAAAACTTAGTATCTTAAGGAGAACAACATGGGAAAATTTACTCGCATGCCTAAGATGATGACAACTGAGCCTTCAGTTGACGAAGTCAAGATGAAAAAAGGTGGCAAAGCTAAGAAAATGGCTATGGGCGGAGATCCTAGAATGGCAGCAATGCCTGCTCAGCAAGATCCTCGTATGATGGCAGCAATGAAGAAACGAGCAATGATGTCTCGACCGCCAATGGCAGCAGCAGAGCAATCGCCTATGATGATGCGTAAAGAAGGCGGCAAAGCAGATAAGTCGCAAGACAAAGCCATGATCAAAAAAGCTTTCAAGCAGCATGATATGCAAGAGCACAAAGGCGGAAAAGGTACTTCACTCAAGCTGAAAAAGGGTGGCATGAAGAAGTTTGCCACAGGCGGAGTAATTAACGGTCAAGGTGGCTACAAAGACGGCGGCATGCCTATGGTCGAGAAGGGTGGAAAGACGGTTCCTGCTTTTGCAGCTGATGGCAAAGGTAAGATGAAAACAGGCGGTGTAATACGCGGATATAAAGAAGGTGGGCACGTAGCAATGGCTTGTAAAGACGGTGGCGGCTTCACTACAATGAAGAAAATGGCAAAGTGCTAAAATTGGCTAGGGGCTTCGGCCCCTGCCTTTACTTTTGGAGAAATAAATGTCAACATTGACTAATGTATTTGCCGCTCATGCAAATGCTACTGGCACAATTTATGATGGTGCAACAAATCTAGGTGGGTATCAAATCAAACCTGGGGGTACTGCCGGCACAATTGAATTGCGAGATGGTGGCTCAAGCGGTACGTTGCTATTAGAGTTAGATATTACAGTAAATACTGCTGTTATTGCTACGTTGTTACCCGGTAATGGCATTCGGTTTACTACTAGTATTTACGCAGTTTTACCTGCAAGCGCTGCAATAACGATTTTTTGTGGGTAGTATATGCCCTTAATTAAAAGCAAATCTGATAAAGCTTTTAGTAAGAATATTGCTGCTGAGATTAAAGCGGGTAAGCCGCCTAAGCAAGCAGCGGCGATTGCATACTCTGTTAAACGCGCTGCCCCTAAAAAAGAGGGTGGCAAAATTGGACTATGGGATAACATACATGCAAAACGTAAAAGAATTGAAGAAGGCTCTGGTGAACGGATGCGTAAACCTGGGAGCAAAGGCGCGCCAACTGCTAATGACTTTAAAACAGCAGCTGGAAAAATGGCGAAAGGTGGCGCCCCGAGACTCTCAGTAAGTCGTGGTGAAAAGCTACCGACAAATCAGGGTGCAGGCTTAACTGCAAAAGGCAGAGAAAAGTTTAATCGAGCTACAGGTTCTAACTTAAAAGCACCAGCTCCGCACCCTAAGACAGAAGCAGATAAGGGTCGTAAAGCCAGTTTTTGTGCTAGAATGTCTGGTATGAAAGGCCCTGCAAAAGATGAAAAAGGGCGGCCAACTCGTAAGGCTGCTAGTTTAAAACGTTGGAATTGCCCAGGGTGGTGATATGAGTACTTCAGGTACCGTTGGACAGACCGTTATAACAGTTCAAAATCTGATTGACAGCGGCGCTAGGCGTGCTGGAAAATTAGCAGAAGAGTTAACTGTTGAACAAGTACAAGCTTCAAAACAAAGTTTATATTACTTACTCTCAAATTTAGTCAATCGTGGTATCCAGTACTGGTGCATTCAAAAAGTGGTCTACGGCTTGGTGCCTGATCACTATATCTACTATCTACCAGTAGGCGTGAATGAAGTACTAAATACTAACTATAGAACGGTTACGCAAAATACAACAGGTGGCTATAGCTCATCAGGCGTTGCAGCTAACGCATTTGATGGGTTATACACAAATATTTGCCAGTTAACAAGCAACACAGGCTCTATTGGTATTAACATGGGCTCAGGTAATAACATTTACATGGGCACGATTGGCATACTACCCGCAATCAGTGGCACTGTAACAGTTTTGTTACAGTACTCAATGGATAACACCACATGGGTTACAATTGAGAGCCCTGGCGCAGTTAGTTGGGTTGCTGGAACATGGTTATATTATGACTTAGACCCATCTGCAAGTGCTCCATATTGGAGAATTACGCAAACTGCCGGTCCAAATATGGGTGTTTATCAGGTAGTTTTTGGGTCAAATGCCACTGAAATACCTATTGCTAGGTTAAATCGTGATGATTATACCAACTTGCCGAATAAGAATTTCACAAGTGCTTATCCACTACAGTACTGGTTTGACCGCACAATTGATCAACCTGCTATGTATTTATGGCCGTCGCCTAACACATACGCACCTCAGATTGTGGCCTGGTGTTCATATTATGTACAGGATGTGGGTAAATTATCAGGCTCAATTCAAATACCCCAGAGATGGTATCTGGCCATTCAAAATATGCTTGCGCACCAAATGGCTATGGAACTCCCACAAGTTGACCCAGCTCGCATAGCTTATTGTGAACAGCAAGCTGAAAAGTACTGGTTTCAAGCAGAGCAAGAAGAACGCGATAAGTCGCCAATTTACTTTGCGCCTAACATAAGCCCATACACAAGATGAGCAAATGGCTAAATACAATCGGTAATACAGTCTTATCGATTGCTATTTGCGATCGCTGTAAGATGAAACGTGCATACGATGATATTAGCCAAGATAGAAATATTCCGGGCTTACGTGTATGCATCTTTGGTTGTAATGATGAGCGTGACCCGTATCGTTTACCTGCTAGACAGCCTGAAAAGATATCGTTAAGATTTCCTAGACCAGATGCTGACATTGCTGCGGTTAATGATGCAATCACCACGGACCCTAATATATCGCTAGACCCAGCACAAACAGTAACGCATACCACAGAAGGTGAGGCTGGTATTGCGCCTGAAACTGCAGAAGATGATATTGACGGCAATTTAGATAACCTTAGCCCTTAAAGTTAACCATGGCAAATATACGAATATCTCAATTACCTTCAGCAAGCACTATTACGGGGTCAGAGCTAGTCCCTGTTGTACAAAACGGCGTTACTGTACAAACAACCACAGGCGCGATTACTGCGTCACCTAGTCAGACTCAAACGTTTTTAACTGCTACACTGCAGCCTACTTTACCTAATAGCAGATACGTCGGTGTCACTAATGGATTAATTATTACTGACGGAGGAGCACAAGGGCTCTTTAATATTAGCTCAACAGGCGCTTTATTATCATTAGTTAATTCAAGCGCCGGATTTCAAGTTAAGACAAATGCGACGACAATTACAAATCGATCAATAGCTGTTAGCGGCAATGGTCTTTCAATTACTAATGGAAGTGGCGTATCAGGCGACCCTACAATTACTTTAAGTGGCGCGCCGCTTAATTTAGCAAATGCAAGCTTTAATGGGCTAGTTGTTTTATCAACTGCTGGCGGCATTACATCAGCAACAATCACAGGTACTACTAATCAAATCACTGTTACAAATGGCACAGGTATTAGTGGTAACCCTACAATTGCAATATCTAGTGACCCTGTATTACCCGGTGCTGGCGGCTTAGTTGTACCTGTTGGAACAACAGGGCAACGCGGCTCTTCAACAAACGGAAACTTTAGGTATAACACAACAACCAACAGTTTTGAAGGCTACGCCAATGGCTCATGGGGTTCTATTGTTAGTGGCGCAGGCGTAAGCTCAATCAGTTTTGGCTCAACAGGCTTAACACCATCAACGCCTTCGACAGGCGCAGTAGTTGTAGCAGGCACACTTGCTGTTACAAGTGGCGGTACAGGCGTGACTACTTCTACAGGTACTGGCGCAGTTGTATTAAATACTTCACCAACTTTTGTAACTCCAATCCTAGGCACACCAACTTCTGGTACGCTAACCAACGCTACAGGTTACACAACCGCTAATTTAGTTGGCAGTATTAGCTTAACTACTCAAGTTAGTGGTGTACTACCTATTGCTAATGGCGGAACAAACGCTACATCAGCAGCAAATGCAAGAACAAGCTTAGGTGCTGCAGCATCAGGCGCAAACACAGATATTACGTCAGTTGCGTTAACTACAGGCACAATATCTACTGCGCCAACTTCAAACACAGAGATAGCAAATAAGCAATACGTTGATAATTTAGTAGCTACAGGCTTAACATATCATCAACCGGTTCAAGCTGCTACTACTGCAAGCCTTGCATCAACTACAGGCGGTACTGTTACTTATAATAACGGAACTGCTGGCGTAGGCGCAACACTTACTTTATCAGTAGCTTTAACTGTACTTGACGGTTACACCATTCTAAATACAAATCGTTTGCTAATTAAAGATGAAGTTAATCAAGCATATAATGGTGTTTATACATGGGCAACAGGCGGAACAGTCTTAACTCGTGCAACAGACGCTGATACGTATGGCACAGGTGTAAATCAACTAAGCCAAAATGATTACTTCTTCACGCAAAATGGTACAGTTAATAAAGGCACTTCATACGTAGTTACTACAGTTGGTGTCATTACTTTTGGCACTACAGCGATCACGTTTGCAGAGTTTAGTTCATCACAGGTGTATACTGCAGGTACCGGATTAACACTTTCTTCAAATCAGTTTAGCATTACTAACACAGCAGTAACTGCAGCGTCTTATGGCTCTGCTACACAAGTTGGAACATTTACAGTTAACGGTCAAGGCCAATTAACACTTGCTGGCAACACAACTGTGACTCCGTCAGTTGGCTCTATAACTGGTTTAGGCACAGGTGTAGCAACCGCTTTAGGCGTTAATACAGGAACAGCAGGTGCGTTTGTAGTTAACGGCGGTGCTCTTGGTACTCCATCAAGTGGCACTTTAACCAATGCTACAGGTTTACCATTAACAACAGGCGTGACAGGCACTTTACCAATTGCTAATGGGGGTACTAATTCAACAGCAACGGCAACAGCAGGTGGCGCGGCGTATGGAACAGGTACTGCATATGCATTTACATCAGCAGGAACTGCTGGACAAGTTTTGATCTCAAATGGGGCATCTGCACCTACATTTGGTAGTGTAGCAGGCGGTGGGTTTTAGTGCTTTTAATATATAATTTGCTAAAAGGAACATGATATGGCAGCTACAGGATACACACCAATTTTAATTTATGCTAGTGGAACAGCAGCAGCTGTACCGTTAGCAGCTGATTTAACAACAAACGCGACTACAGGCGCTGAGCTTGCTATTAACTATACCGACGGCAAGTTATACTACAAGAATAACTCTGGTGTAGTCACTCTACTCGCTTCAACTTCAGGCGCATCGGGTGATGTAGTCGGACCTGCAAGTGCTACGGACAACGCCTTGGCAAGGTTTGATTTAACGACAGGCAAGCTAATACAGAACTCAGTTGGTATCTTGAGCGATGCAGGTATTCTGACAGGGCTGACAGGTCTGACATCATCAGGCTCGATTACATTCTCTAGCTTGACAAGTGGTCGAGTAACTTATGCAACTACCGCAGGTCTACTAACAGACTCAGCCAACCTTTTATACTCTGGTACTGACTTAACTGTTTATGGTCTTACTGTTGGTCGTGGAGGTGGTGCTGTTGCTACAAATACAGTTTTAGGTGCTAGTGCTTTAGCGTTTAATTCAACAGGTACATTAAACATTGCCATTGGTGCAAATGCTAACAAAACCACAACAGGCTCTAACAATATAGGTATTGGACAGTACACCCTTGGTGGTAATGCCGCAGGTGCTACAGGAAGTAGTAATACAGGCGTTGGTGATTACACTATGTTCCAGTTAACATCTGGTGCAAGTAATGTGGCTATAGGTCAATCATCACAACAATTTACATCTACTGGTAGTTTTAACGTATCTGTTGGAAATAGCGCATTACTAAACAATAGCACCGCTTCTAACAACACAGCAGTAGGTTATCAATCTTTATATTCGTATACAAACGGTAGTGGGGCTACTGTTGCTATTGGTACTCAAGCTGGATATTCAACTAATGCACAATATGGTGTCTATATTGGTCAGACTGCTGGGTATTCCTCTACTGGCGCAAACGTAACCCATGTTGGTTTTCAGGCAGGTTACTACACCTCTACTGGAACAAACAATACTTCATTGGGTTGGTCTGCTTTACAAGGCTCGTCTGGTGCAACAGGGTCAAACAATACAGCACTTGGCTCTCAAGCACTTTACTCAAACACCACCGCCTCTAATAACACAGCAGTAGGTTATCAAGCAGGATATAGTAATACAACAGGTACAGACAATACTGCTGTTGGTTATGGTGCATTATTTACAAATACTACTAGTCCTTATAACACCGCTGTTGGTCGTGATGCTCTAAGAACAGGTACAGGCTCTAGAAATACTGCCATTGGCGCATATACACAAAACAATCAAACAACAGGTGATTCAAATACTTCTGTTGGTGTAGGTGGTTTAAATCAAAATACTACTGGTTCATATAACACCGCTATAGGCGACCAGTCTTTAATTAACAACGTTACCGCATCTAATAACACAGCAGTAGGTTATCAAGCTGCTTACTCAACAACAACAGGCGGGGATAACGCTGTATTTGGTCATGGTGCATTTTATGCCAACACCACAGGAAATCAAAATACAGTTGTTGGTCGTGCGGCAATGGGTAGTAACACTACAGGTGCAGATAATGTGGCTGTTGGTTTTGTTGCTTTACAAAATAATACAACTGGAAATTACAATACAGCATTAGGCGATAGTGCGTTACGCTTAAACACCACCGCATCTGATAACACCGCAATTGGTTATCAAGCAGGATTAAATAATACTACTGCAACGGGATTTACAGCAGTTGGTTCTTTAGCAGGTAGGAGCAATACTACTGGCGATAGCCCTACTGCAATAGGTCACTATACTTTATACAGCAACACAACAGGCGCATCTAACACAGGTGTAGGTCGTTCAGCACTTCAATCAAATACTACTGGTAGTTATAACACAGCCATTGGTCGTGATGCTTTAATACTAAACACCACCGCCTCTAATAACACAGCAGTAGGCTATTTGTGTATGACAGCAAATACTACAGGAATAAATAATGTTGCAGTTGGTTTTGAAGCCCTTAAATTAAATACCACCGCTAATAACAATACCGCAGTAGGTTATCAGGCAGGAATAAGTAATACAACAGGAACAGCAAATGTGGTTTTAGGTAATCAAGCCTTATACTCAAACACCACCGCTTCTAACAACACAGCAGTAGGTTATCAAGCGGGATATAGTAATACTACAGGTTCACTTACTACAGTTGGTTATCTTGCTGGGTATTCAAACTCAACAGGAACTGATAACACTTCGTTTGGTAGTTTTTCATTAAGGTATACCACAACAGGAGCAGGTAATTCAGGGTATGGTGCATACAGTTTAACCAACAACACAACAGGCAGTAGCAATACAGCACTTGGTATGCAAGCCTTACAAGCAAACACCACCGCCTCTAATAACACAGCAGTAGGTTATCAAGCAGGGTATAGCAATACTACTGGAGCATCTAATGTTGCCGTCGGAACAACGGCTCTTTACTCC